CCTCGTTCGAGCCTTGGACCGCTATTAGGCGGCGGTCTTGAGGCGGTGGAGGGAGGTCGCGCGACCGACAGCGGCACCGAAGAGCAGCGTGGCGGTGACGTTGTAGTAGCCGCTCTGTTCCTGACCCATGAGGATCTGGACGCCGAGGCCGGTGTCGGCGTCGACAGCGTTGGCGACTTCGAAGCCCGGGATTTCCGACATCGGGAGAGCCGAGGCGACGGCGATAGCGTCAGCGCCGCAGGCGAAGCCAGCGAGGTTTTCCGAGTTCGTCGGGAGGCTGTTCCACTGGTAGACAGAGGCGCCAGCGAGGGTGCCGATGTTACCGGAGGTCAGGATGCCAGCACCGAGGACGGAGTTACCGATGATGGTAGCGTCGCCCAGGAGGCCGTTGGCGTAGGTCGGGTTCAGGATGAACGCGCGGGGCTCAGCGGCCTTGGCGGCGTCGAGGACACCCTTGGCGGTCACGACTTCAGCGTAGCTCAGGGCGGCACCAGTGTCGACGGACGAAGCGTAGTTGGCGTTCGTGATCAGCGCGCCGATTTCAGCCAGGCACTTTTCAGCGAGGGCGTTGGCGGCGGTCGGGACGAAGGAGTTCGAGAGGAACTGAGCGCCGTACGACTTGACGTCGAGGGGCGAGAAGCGGCTCGACACCTTGAAGTGCTTGAGCGTGACGTTAGCGGCGGTGATCGTCGCGTCGTCCTGCGTGAGGTAGCCGCCGGTGGAGAACTCGGTGGCGGTGGAGGTGCCGATCAGCGGAACCTGAACGGTCTTGCCGGCGCCGGACTCAGCCGCGGTGAAGAGGCTGGAGAAGGCACGGAGGGCGGGGAGCTTGCCCTTGAGGGAAGCGATGACGGACTCGGCCAGGATGGCCGGAGCGTTTGCGATGGAGTTAGCCATGGTGTGTTAGGATAATTGAGGGTTGAGGGAAATTAGATGCAGGCCTTGATGATGGCGTTGCGGTGAGCGGCGAAGTATTCGTTGCGCTCTTTGCTGCCGACGGGCAGGGACATGAAGGTCGCGAGGTGGTCGACGGCTTCGGCGGTGGGCTTGCCATCCGCGGGGCTGAGTTCGACCGGGGAGACGCCGACGGAGGCCACGATCTTGGCGGCTTCCTTGGAGGCGCTGACCTTGGTGGCCTCGTGCTGCTCGACGAGGGCCTTGAAGGATTCGGACTCCTTGACGGCCACTTCGAGGGCGGCGGTCAGTTCGGCGAGCTTGGCGTCCTTGGACGCGGCTTCGACCTTGAGGCTTTCGAGTTCGGCAGAGACGCCGACCGTCATCTTCTCGACAGTGGTGCGGAGGTCGTCGCGCTCGGCGGTAAGGCCAGAGACAGCGGCGGTGGCGGCGAGGAGTTGCTCTTCGATGGTCATCTTAGATTTGCGGTTAATGGAATTAGAACGAACGCAGGGCGTCGTTGAAAGAGTCAGCCAAGCCAGTGACCAAGCCCTGGGCGGCGGCCTGCTTACCGGAGAAGACCTGGCCTTCCATGGCCTCGGCCTTCACCATCTTGCGCTTCATGTTCACGGCTTCCTTGAACTCGGAGTGGATCGTGTCGACGCCCTCTTGAAGGTTGCCCAGTTGGCCTTCGTCGAGGGATGTGCCTTCGATGCCAGCACCCTTGAACTTGCCGGACTTGATGACGACCATCTTAATGCCGGCCATCTTGGCGGCTTCGGAATAGTCAGGGATGGCCATGTAGACGCCGATGGAGCCTACGGTGCTGGAGGGGCTGGCGACGACGCGGTCGGCAGCGGAGCCAATCCAATAGGCGGCGGACGCCATTTCTGAGTCGGTGTAGGCAAGGGTAGGCTTGCCGAAGGAGCGGACCTTGTTGGCGAGTTCCTCGACGCCGGTGACCGTGCCGCCAGGGGAAGAGATTTGCAGGGCGACCTTTTCGACCTCCGGGCTGGCGGCGAACGCGTCCAGAGCCTCGGAGATTTCATTCACGTCCACGGCGCCCATCATCTTTTCGAGAGGAGACAGGCCCTTGCCGATCACGCCCACGACCGGGATGATTCCGATGCCGTCCACGACGTAGGGCTTAGGGGCCACGCCGAAGAGCTGCGCGAGCATATCGGTGAAGCCGAACTTCTCGGCGAGGACAGCGTGGTCCTTCGCCTTGGTCGGGTCGATGAGAAGGGGCTCGCGGCCAGACAGTCCGTTGGTAAGGAAACGCATAAAGTTAGGAGTTGGGTTGGTCTTCGGATTCGGGCTCTTCCTGGTCAGCGGGTTCGTCCTCCATCTCGGGGGACTCAGGGCCTTCCATGACGTCGCCGCTGATCGTGCCGACCGGGGTGTTAGACGGACGGAACAGCAGTTCAAACGGGATGCCGTACTTGGCGGCCAAGTCCTTGATGTGCACCATGTCGGAAGCCCGCTTGTCCATCTCGGTGCGGAAGTCTAGGCCGCGCTGGGCGTAGAGTTCAGACATGGACAGCAGGCCCATCTCGACGTCGGCTCGGTCGTTCGCGGCTTCGCGGCCAGCGTCGACGGTGACGCTCTTCGGGGTAGTCCAGGAGACGGAGGCCCACTGCGGGTCGTCAGGGAGTTCGCCCGCGGCGATGGCCTGCCCGATGATGTAACCCCACGTCGGAACGCAGAAGTTCTCGATCATAATGGTCTGATACTTTGAGAAGACTCGGCCAGCCTTGGCGGTGATGAGACGGACAGTGGCGCCGCCCAGCTTAGAGGAGTCGCCGACGAACTCGTAAGGCAGGACGCCCTGGGAGATGTCACGTTCGAGCGCCGCGAGGAAGCCGGTGAAGGTGGCGTTCGGGCGGTTGCTCTGGAAGGACGTCATGTCCTCCCCGGGCTCAAGGGCGATGAGTTTGCCGCCCATCGTGTTGGCGAGGTTGGCGTAGGAGCCGGTTCCCGTTGAGCCAAGTTCGTTGGCCATGTCGCCGTCGATGATGCCGCCCGCCTTCTTGATGATGCGGGTGACGTCGCCGTTGTCCTTCACGGCCTGCTTTTCGAGGGCCAAGATTTCCATCTCGTCTTGGATGGAGTTAATCGAGTGCTGGAGCAAGGGCACGCCACGGGCGCCGGACGCATACTCCTGGTCGACCACCATCATCATCGACTGGGCGAGGATCTGGCGGGACGAGCCGTCGGAGCGGTAGATGTTCACGGCGATGTACTCGCCATAAGGACCGAACTGGATGCCGTCATGCATACCTTCGGGCACCTTGCCTTCGAGAGGGTCGCCGACGCGGTGGGCTTCCATCAGCTGGAGTTTGGCTTCACCGGCGCCGTTACGCACCTTAGCGGCGAACGAATCACCGTCGCGGATCATGCCGCGGAGAAGGATGGACTGAGCCTGGTAGAACGAGAAGCGGTTCGTGATGTCGATGCGCTTGGCCTTCTCGGCGAAGTAAGCCTCGTAGCGTTCCTGCATCTCAGGGGTCGACGCGTGGCTCTGGGGCTTGATGCCGTCGCCCACGGTGTAGAGGCAGATGTCCGCGAGAATCTGTTTGAAAAGCCCGGAGTTACGCTCGGCCCAGCGGCACTTGCGAACCATCGTCAGGCGGTCGTAAGGAGTCAGGTCGCGGCGAAGGTCGCGCGGTTCGGCGCCGTAGGCCGCACGGCGGGCACGCGTCACGCCGATGCTCTGCCAATCGCCGTAGGAAGCCTGCGGCTGCGGGGCGGTCGGGGCAGGCGTCACCGGCTTGGGACGCAGGCTGACGGTCTTAATCTTCTTGCGGATGGCCATGGAAATTAGTCCTGACGGTTCTGCCAGTCGGTCGAGATGATCGTGCGGCGCGAGCCGTAAGTCGCCGGGTCGAGGCGGCTCAGGGCAAACATGGCCTCGGCGAGCATCTCCTTCGGGGGCATGGCGAACTGCTTAGACGCGGACGAGCCGGAGTCGGAGTAGGACATCAGGGTCTTACCTTCGGTGATCATGGAGACCGCCTTGGCTTTGATGTCTAGGAGTTCGCACTCCGTAAGTCCGATAAAGAGTCCAGAGGCCATTTAAACTTGCCGAGAATGGAAGTTAAAAGGGGGGTACGCCGCCCAGCCCACGCCATAGGTCTCTTCCTCCCACGACACTAAACGGCGTACCCTTGCATATAGCGTGCCAAGGGTCATGTCGGTTGCAAGTCGGTTTCGGCAGTTTCCCGCCCGGCGATGCCCCAGCGGACGGCGGCCAGCAGGGCGAGGATTTCGCAGTCCATGGCGTGGTTGTCCTTCTTGCCCTGGGGAAGTATCCACATGGGCTTGCCGGTCCGCTTGTCCTTCACGCGGACTTCGGCGCTCAACTGAGAAGCATACTCCTCGGTTGCGTCGATGGCATAGGTCCAGACGCGGCGAGCCCGGAGGCCGTGCAGGAGGTCCTTGCCGGCGGTGGCCGAGTGGACGATGAGGATCGCGCGCTGTGGGATGCCAGGGACGACGATGGACTGCTTCTCGGAGTAAAAGCGGCGGGTCGTGTTGCCGGTCTTGTCGGTCACGGCGAAGTCGTCGGAGCCCGATCCCTTGGCCGTCTTCCAGTTCCGCTTGGCCGTCTCGCGGTAGACCTCGGTCGTATTGTCGCCGGAGTCGACAAGCACCATGGCGTGATGCACCCCGTGCTGTTTGGCGAAGGCCTCGACGTTGCCCCATGAGTCGATACGGGCGAAGGCCATCAGGCGGCTATGCCCGGTCTTGGCCCAGCGGCGCACCGTCACCCAGAAGTGGCCACGCTGGACGTCGACCCCCATCGTGCGGAAAGGGATGCTCCCCGGCACGGCGTCCTTCTGCTCGACGACACGGGCCTTCGGGGTGATCGCGGCCTCCGCGTCCCAAGGGTCGGCCATCTTGTAGTTGGCGGCCTCCGCCAGCGCCACCATCTCGCCGCCCTCTTCGCTCCAGGGCATGGCCAGCCGCTTCTGCTTGAAGATGCGCCGCGGCTCTTCGTCGCCGTATTGGTCGTTGGCCTCCTTGGCCTTGAGCATCAGCACGCCGAGCTCGCCCCAGCTCATCGTCGCAAGGCTGTTCCAATGCAGGCCGATGTGCCCGGAGTTAGCGGCGACCGATGTGGCGACAAACGTGCCTCGGGCGTTAGCCTCGAGACGGCTGGCGTTCGTGTCGG